ATATTCTCTACCTGATCCCATCCGGGGGTATGAATAAGGAGTACCGTCCTACTCGCCACGTTTATTCCCTTGGTCGCAAGCTACCTACGGGAGGGCTGGGTCATAGCCCCGAAATGAAGTATAGTGGATGGGCAGAATACTGCAAATAACTTTTAGTAATCTCTTTGGAGAGCCACATGACTTATCAGAGTAATGGTGATTATGAATTGAAGGACGACAGGGGTAACCTGTTTGTTAATAAGAAGAAGAAGTCAGGGTTTATTGCTGACCCGAATGAAAGGGAGAAGAATGACAAACGGCCACATTGGTCGGGGAAGTTGAAGTTAAATGGTCAGGAGTTCTGGTTGTCCGCATGGGAAAAGCAGACAAAGAAGGGTGAACTGTTTTATTCGGTGAAGCTTGGAGGTATGGTGCCAGCACAGCCGACAATGAGTCAACATAGTATAGATAAAGGCAATGGGTATGCCCCCGGCGATAGGAAAGAGACGCTGGATGAAGACATCCCTTTTAATTAAAATGGGTCTATAATGGTCGGGTCTTTAGCACAAAGGATTCGGCATGGCTCATTTAAAAGAATGTTTTAAGTGCAAGACCGTCAGACCATTGACTGAGTTTTATCCGCACAGCCGAATGGCTGATGGTCATTTAAATAAATGCAAAGTTTGTACCAAAAAGGAAGCGGGTGAATACCGTGAAAAAAACATTGAAAGGGTGCGCCAGTATGACCGGGATCGGGCAAAGATTCCTGAAAGGCAAAAGGCAGCTCAAGAAGTTTCCTCGGCTTGGCGAAAAATTGATAAACGCAGAGTTAAAGCTCACAATGCAGTCAGCCGGGCTATTAAGGCCGGGGTCTTGGACAGAAATCCATGTACCAGATGTGGAGCAGAAAAATCATTGGCCCATCATGAAGACTATGACAAACCTCTTGATGTTGTTTGGCTTTGCCAACCGTGCCATAAAAAACGTCACGCCGAAATAAATAAAGAAGGGAAAAAACTCTGATATATTGACATCGGGGAAAGCGGATTTTACTGTTCGGCATATGCCCCCACGCGGCAGAAGTTCAGTAATGTAGCGAGTACCCGTTATAACAACTATGGGGGAAAGCCGTGTCGATCAATCGTAGGTCGTCAAGGGTTACGGTGAGTACCCCGCCCAATAGTCCGAAAGGAGCCAAATGAAATATCTGTTCGCCCTCTGGCTGGCAATTACAGCCCCTCTGGTCTACGCGACCTGTACCTATCACACTTATTGCGATGCTGGCCGGTGCGTTACTTGTACCACCTGTTGCTATGGAGCAAGTTGTAATACATCCTGCTACTAGCAGGGTTTAGCCCAGCCGCAGGTGGCGCAGGTTTTTTCTCGTTTGTTTTTCCCTGCTAACAGCGGCAGTGTGGAACCGCTCCCTTATAAACGGTCAGACCACACGGACACCTCGGAAAGACGAGGATCACCCTAAAAGACTATGAGCGTAAGCAAACAAATACCATCGATTAAGAACTGGGGCGGCGTTCGCAGAATCCAAGAACGATTAGGCGGCTCCACCACCATCGCTAAAAATAGAGAAGCTGTCGCCTATGCCCTGCTGACAATTGCCAATACCAAGTTGACCGACATCATGGAGTGGGATGAAACCGGCAATATTAAGGTCAAAGCCAGTAAAGACATCCCTGAACACGCCCTGCAAGCTATCAAGTCCATCAAGGTCAACGAACGCTACGACAAAGAAGGCGGTTGCACACGCACACTAGACATCGAACTGTACGATAAAGTCGGTGTACTACGGATATTAGCAAAAGCCTCTGGCCTGTTGGATACGGTCGAGGACTCCGATAAGCCAAGCGTCATCGGCATTAACGTCAAAGCCCCTGAAGTCATCGACGCAGAGGAAATCAATGACACCAACAGAAGCTAAAGCATTCATTACATGGTTTAGAAATAACCATTTGCCAAAAGGAACAGATTTTGTACGCACAAGTTCTGGCAGAGATATCTTACTTGATGACTTAACAGACGACGATGCCGTATTTGTGGCTACCCAGTTTGATTATATGTTTGATAAAGCACATGGCAAAACATGAGCAAAACTAAAGACGCAAGCAAAAAGGAAATGCCCGTAACCGGGCTAGACCTAGACTTCTCCACCAGCCCAATGGTATGGAAGTTCCTCCAGTCCAGAGCATTTGTTCGCGGAGTCATGGGACCAGTAGGTTCCGGTAAGTCCTACGCCTGCTGCGCTGAAATTATGATGAAGGCCGTGCAGCAAAAGCCTTCTCCCATTGACGGTATTAAGTATAGCCGCTTTGCCATTGTCCGAAACAGCTACCCCATGCTGAAGACGACAACCATCAAAACATGGCTTGACCTGTTCCCAGAAAATACCTTCGGGCCACTGCTATGGACACCACCAATTACACACCACATCCGACTGCCTGCCAGAGAAGGTGCCGCTGGAATCGATTGCGAAGTGATATTCCTTGCACTGGATCAGCCAAAGGATGTCCGAAAGCTGCTGTCGTTGGAATTGACCGGTGCATGGGTCAACGAAGCACGGGAACTACCCAAAGCAGTCATCGATGGATTGACACACCGAGTCGGACGATACCCGACTAAACGTGATGGTGGAGCCAGTTGGCACGGCATCATCATGGATACCAACCCAATGGATGACGACCATTGGTGGTTTAAGTTAGCAGAAAAGGAGAAAATGAGTGGTGCCTTCAAATGGGAGTTCTTCAGACAACCCGGAGGAGTCACAGAAGCAGATGTTGCAGAACTTCCAGAAAATCCTGAAGCTAACGATTGCATCTATAGTGCAGGAAGATGGTGGAAGGCCAATCCCAAAGCAGAAAACATCTCGAACCTACCCGCAGGCTACTACCAGCAAATGCTGCTGGGAAAAAACCTAGACTGGATCAGATGCTACGCCGAAGGAAAATACACCTACGTCCAAGAAGGCAGACCCGTCTGGCCTGAATACGACGACAATATGATGTCCGCAGACCTCGACTATGATCCGAATCTGCCTATCCAAGTCGGACTCGACTTCGGTCTGACTCCAGCCGCCGTCATCGGCCAGAAACACCCCTCCGGCGCATGGCACGTACTCCACGAAATCGTCACCTTCGACATGGGCCTTGAGCGATTCGGCCAACAACTGCTCGGCGAACTCAATGCAAGGTTTCCAAAAGCACAAATAATGATCTGGGGCGACCCCGCAGGTATGCAACGTGACGCTATCTACGAAGTCACCGCCTTCGACCACCTGCGAACACTGGGTTTAAGAGCCCAACCTACCCCAAGTAACGACTTTAAGGTCAGACGCGAAGCCGCAGCCGCACCCATGCAACGCCTAATCCAAGGGAAACCCGGATTGCTCGTGGACAAATCCTGCAAACTTCTTAGGAAATCCCTAGCAGGTGGCTATCACTTCAAGCGAATCTCGGTCGGCGCAGGACAAGAACGCTTCCGAGACGCACCCAACAAGAACGAACACTCCCACGTTGGCGACGCTTTCGGCTACCTACTCTTAGGCGGCGGCGAACACCGCAGAATGACCAAAACACCCCTCGGATTAAGCGGCCAATTCATCCAACAAGCAACCGCCAGCACGGATTTTGATGTCTTTGCATAGAAAGTGATATCAAAGAGATAGCATTTATATTGCTGTTTGCAGGGAAAAGCATACAATTTTTGGAAAATGTTTTGTTAGGAGGACAATATGCCACCGTGGATTGCTGCCGCAGTATTTGCAGGTTCTGTTTATCAGGCCGATCAGGCGAGAAAGAGCGCAAAAGAAGCGCGAGAAGTCGCTCAAAGAGAAGTTGCCGCACTAGAGCGACAGACCCAGACACAGATCGCCTCCCAGCAGCAAATGGCCGCACAGGCAAAAGAGCGTATGGCCGCAGAAACAGCCCGATACGCAGAACAAAAGTCTGCCTTGGAGAAAGAAGCGACTCGTGTTGCCCAAGAACTAGAGGCCGAACGTCGCAAAATGGGCGAAGAAGAATCCTCAAAAATGAGAGCAAGACTGCGTGGCGGTAAACGGTCACTACTCTCCGAAGAACGACTCAATCCAGAAGTAGGAATGCTCGGCGAAGGAGTCTCTTATGGCTAAGAAAAAGCCCGACGCAAGACAACGCGAGATAGCACAACTCGCTAAAAGCTATCAGGCTAACCTGTCGCAGATTGAGCCTCAATACAAAAGCGCTTACGACAAAAAAACAAAGGCGATCAGCGACTTTAATGTGCAAAACGCTGCCTACGAAAGCAAGCTGGCTGATTACAACACGCTATTAGCCAATATTGCTAAAGACCCTGTTATCGAAAAAACAGGTACAAGAACTGTTGTAAAGCCTCATTATGATCCGTTTACCAACGTCTTTAGTTACTACCAAACACAAGAGTCGTACACTGATTATGAGCCAAGGCCTATCCCTAAATTTAC